TGTATGTCTCCTTAACTGTTATTTATTCCATTATAAAAGGAATAATGATAAAAATCACTATTCCTTCTCAATAATATTTCTTATATCGTCTAGATGATCCGCAAAATAGATACCCTTCTGTTTCTCATGAGTTGATAATCCCATTTCTATCATATGTTCAAATTGGCTTGTTTCCTAGGTTTTTTACCCCTTGTTACTGATTTGTTACTAGTTGAGCACCTACTCAGTGGCACATCATATATTTATAATGCTCTTTTTAGTATAAGAAACATCGAAATTAAAATGAAAAATCTATCATTGTTTACTGATATTTTTTATATAATATTCCCTTAGTTATATCAATATACATTGACATCTATATAATTTTATGATATACTATAATCAAGAAAGGAGGTAAGGAAAGTGGAAAAGAAGTTAAAAAAAATGCTTCGAATATTGGACCTATTCGAAGCGCTAGTGATTAAAATCATTTCCTTGGTCGGATGGATTTTGATTCTAATCAAACTATTTAACTAAGTAGGTTGAGAGGCTTGTCCTCTCTTCCTATCACTATTATAAAACCACTTTTAAAAGAAAACAATGGAAAAATTAATTTTAAAAGCTATCGAATTGATTGGACTTATTGCAGTATTAGTATTCTTGATTTCAAAATTATTCTAAGGGAGGTATAACCGTGTCAACTGAAGCGCAGAAGAAAGCTAGCGCAAACTATGCTAAGAAGATGACGAAATGTGTCAATCTTGCATTCAATAAGAAAACAGATGCAGACATTCTAGAAAAACTTGATCATGTCGAATCTAAAATGGGTTACATTAAAAAACTTATAAGAGATGATATTGAGAAAGCAAAAAAGGACCAGAGCAATTAAGCCCTGGTCTTTTCTTATGCTTTAAATTGTTGTGTAGTCGAGATTTAGTCGAAATTAAGTCGAGTTTAGTCAACATCTTTATGAATAACCTCATAATAAAACTTAAATTAGACTTTTTTCAAATACTTTCTAGCAACCCAACCGCTTGGAATCTTTGCCCAATCACCATCGAATTTAGACACAGTAACACGAGTGCCATAATTTAGACAGCCGTCCTTATCGTAATCGTGGGCTTTAGCATTCTTAGTCAATTCCTCATATGTCTTTCTTCTATAGTTAGCCCCTGGTCCTGTTCTGACACTTAAATCACTAGCAGTAATCATATAAGTACCTAGAGTACTAGATGCATTGCTCTGTGGCTTAGGTGTAGGAGTTTCAACATGTTCGTTTACACTCTTATTTAAGATACCCTCTACAATTGCCTTTGCACATAAGTCACTATTCCACTTCACTTTATCAATAGCGTTGTCAACAAAGCAGCACTCAACTAGAAGTGCTGGAGAATTAGTCTTTCTCAACACATATAACTTTGTAGATGTTTTAACACCTCTATTTCTAATACCTAGAGTGTTAGAAATATTCTTGACGATTCTTTCAGCTTCATCTTTGGCTTTTGAGTTGTCGCTATAGACATATACCTCTGTACCTGTTCCGCCTCCAGCGTTGAGATGAATAGAGACATCTAAGTCAACCTTATGATCATTACACTTATTTACAATTGCTTTTAAGTTAGAATTCTGGTCTTTTCCATTATCATCAGTACAGTCATATACTGTATGTCCGTTTGCTCTTAGCAACTCAATGACTTTATTTTTAACTTTTCTGTCTTCATTGACTTCGTCTAATAATCCACTTGCTCCACGACATTTTAAGCTATGTCCACCATGTACGTTAAAATTCATACTTTATACCTTCTTTCTTATAATTCAATTCCTTCGATTTCCGCTCTAATCTTAAGAGTGCGAATATAATTTCCTAAATGCTTCTTTTGCTCCTTGAGTAACTCAAGCGAACATCTAGGAATGACTGTCAAAGTACGTGCTTCGTATTTGACAGTCATATCATCTAACTTGTCATATCTGATTTTAGCCTGCCAGTATTCCGCTTTGAATCTGTCCTTATAATCAGAACTATTCATAAGTTCTACAGTGTCTTGTAATTCCATTGGTTAGTCCTCCATCTTAATACATCTGTTTTCTAATTTTTGATAAGCGTCAAAGTATAATTCTTTTTTATCTCCATTATAAGTGCACTCGAAGTACATGCCATCAAGAAGTGTAGTTGATAGTAGTGCCTTATTGTTCTGAAGTGTCTTGCATACCCACACTACATAGATATCGAAATCCTGTGGATCTTCTAGATGTTCTTTTGTATATCTTCTTACTTCTTCAACTGCAATCTTTAGAAATTCGTCATTACCCATTGTTATTCTCCTTGTTGATAGCGTTTTCTGCTACTTCTAAGCCTTTAGTTAAAACAGATGGTACATTGTCTCCGGCTTCCACAAAATTCTCAATGATGCTTCTTAATTCATTGATAATGAGAGATGCCAATGTAAACCATCCCACATAAGTTGTGATAGTCAAATCGATATTAATTGTTTGTCCAATCTCGATGAAAATCGCTGATGCGAGAAAAGCAACGAGTACCATTAACCAGTACCCTAACTTTTTCCATACACCACGCACTCCCTTGACGCTGTTGTCTTTTCCTGTTAGTCGTGATTTTCTAACTCCTGTAATATAATCAATGATATTTAATGTTAAAAAGCCTACGAATAAAAACCAATGTGTGCCTAATGCAGCAGTCAATACTGCTACAATAGTGCCTCCGATTGCGTTAATCGCATCCATATATTTTAATGATGTGTCGTATAATTTCATTTTAATTCCCCTTTGTTTTTTTTATTTGTTTGCTAAAACTCTCGGAATCATAACGAATCCTGTTATATAAGCACCTTTGGCAACAGTTACAGAATCCATTGATATGAGTGCCAATTTATTGCTAGATAAAGAAGGATAGTATCTTATCGCCAATCTGTATCTATTGTCCGTTACAACAGCGCTACAGAAATTACCTATACCACCAATAAGGCTGGGAAGATTTCCATCTCCTGGAGAGTACCCTGTTCCTGCCGAAAATCCTGTATTGTTGGAAAATGAACCGTCATAGGAAAGGAATACAAAATACCCGTTATAGCGATACTTGAATGTGATACCACATGCGTTCCCTAACGTAACTGGTGCAGACCATCCAATAGGTTGCATAACTCTATGCTGTAGTTTTCCATCCTTAAGAACAGGAATCCATGTATCGGTCTGATTTTCTGTATCAAAATCAAAAGTGTAGCCATTGTACGACTGCGCTTCTAGAGGCATATCCACCTTTAACTTGCCGCTTTCAGCCTTGCATCCAACTCCAATCCCTTTACCATCAGCAGAAAAATCAAGCAGCTTGAACGAAGGAACGATAGCAGCATAAGCTGCAACGCCATCTGTAGTGAAGTAATCCTTCACAAGCACTCTGAATGAATAAGCATTATCTGTACTGAACTTGCCAGCAGATGATATATACATCTTATTTTCTGCACCGTATGAATCCGTGTAAGTTGCAAGAGTTGTCCATGTCTCGCCATTTTTATACTGGATCATGACAGTCTTATCATTTTTGTTTGCAACAGGTGCAATTGAAAATGAATAAGTAATCTTCACTGCCGTGCCGTCATCGTCTGCTTTGTTAGTCGATACATTCCAACGCTGAGCACTCACATTCTTAACGGTTGGTGAGTACCACTCTGTAACATCAATATTTTTGGAGAGTGTAGCCTTCTGCCCTCTTGAATCTGTAACTGTCGATTTAAGAATAACTGTGTCAGAGGACTTAAACGGTTGAGTAATGAACCATGTATTAGGTCCTTGAGCAATCTGTCCATCAACCTCATTGTAATAGTAAGTAATTGAAGCACCATTCTTCGCCGTTGCTGATACATTACATTTGACTTTTGAAATGCCTTGAATAATCGTTGTTGCTCCAAATCTATTCGCGATAGCAGTATCATCATTTGTGTATGTGATTCCTGTGATAGTAGGCTCATATCCCGATGGCATCAATAAATCTAATCGACAGTAGTTTGTGCCTATGTATTTACCAGCACGGTTATATGTATCTACCTTGAACGTAAGATAAGACTGAGATGAATTAGTCATCTTATCAATGAGCGAAACAGGAACTGTCCACTTGAATTCATCATTCCACTGATTATCAGCAATCTGTACATTCGTATCATAATAGCTGTACGAGATTACATGTCCAAAATCAGAGGACGCTCTAGGTGTCTTGATTGTGACACTATTACCGAAATATACGGATGCTGGAGAGCAGTATGGCTTGGTTGCTCTAGGTATAACATCGCAGTCGATGCCACCAGAAGCAGATACACTACCTACATAGTGGCCCGAAAGAGTGACCTTCAATTCCTGCGAGAAAGAGAAATCAAAATGCTTGCCACCGTTATTGTCATGAGGAATCTTGATGTTTGTGACTGTCGCAAGAGTCTTCGTTCCACCACTTGTGCCGACACTTACACCACCCGACCAGATAAGGACACCATTAGCCCACATAGAGCCGTATTTTGTAGCACTGGAATTGATATTCCACTTATAGTACATAGTTAATTTAGCAGTCCACAAATCATAGTTGCCATCCACATTGACACTTGTTCGTGTCATTGTCATTGTGACATTGCCGTTTCCACTTGCGAAAGAAGCAGAACATGATGAAGATGTTGCCATTAGTCGTCACCTACTTTCTTAAAAGTCAGTGATCCATCGCCGTTAACAATGAATCCGAAGTTTCCAATCCTTAAAGAACTAGAAACTTCGATGTTTGAGTTATACATTCGGTTATTAGCAAAGTATGCTACTTCATCATTGTTCTGAAGTATCGAATATTTGCTATTTGTCTGTCTTGTCTTGAACTCCGAATCCTGTTTACCAATCTCAATGCCTTCTGCGTTGAATCTGATATAAGTGTTCAACTGAGTCTGATTGCTTGATACCGTATCAGAAAGAGAACTAAAGTCTTCTTTCTTGACAAAATCCATCTGAATACTCTCTGTTGTCTGCTGAATAGTAGATACAGTAGAAGCGAGGTTTGTGCCATCTGAAGCACTATAATAATTCTCTGATACAGTCTGCAAAATGGATGTCTTAGTCTGTTCTATGGATGAAGAAGCATCCTTGGTTGCCTGCTGCAGCTGACTGTTCATATTGTTGAT